AATTTGCTTTATTAAATCCACCTACTCCAAACGCAAATGTTAAATTATCGTCTTTGATGTCCATTTCGGGAATATTTGTATGCGTTCTATCTCCACCGTTGGCAAAGATTATTGCATCATCTGGATACAATTGTCTAACATTCTTAATAGCTTCTTTTGCAGACCCGTCGTCGTCATTAAACAAAATTACATTATCAACGACCCCGATGTTTTCCACAATAGTAACACGTTCATGGCCAGGCATAAACGAGGAGCCTTTTTTACGTGTTAGCCACGCATCGGAATTAACACCAACTATAAGGTGATCTCCTAATTCTTTCGCTGCTTTAAAATAAGCAATGTGCCCGGAATGAAGCGGATCAAATCCACCAGTAACTAAAACAATCTTTTTCATGCAATATTTATGTGCATATATTATCGGTAAATATTAATATGAAAAAGGTTATACAGTTAATTAATGACGGCCAACACAATGAAGGTACTATAAATGGTTGGAAACGTTGGGCAGATAAGTTTACGTTAGTTGATTCTTGGGCAGATGCAGACCCAGAAGTCCCTATGGTGTTTGGAGCCAATCTAGTCAATAGAGAACATCGAGAATGGTTACAATTAAAAAGGCCGTGTTTTGTAATGAATCGTCAAATGCTCGGCCAGTGGGCTACAAAGCATAGAGAGTATGCCAGAATTACTGTCAACTCCTACGGAAATACAAAATTAGGGCCAATGCCTCACGATCGTTGGACCAATATGAATTTAGAATTACAACCTTGGAAAGTTAATAAAGTTATTAATGTTCTCATCGCACCGCCAAAGAAAAGCATAGTGTATTGGCAAGGCATGAACGGTGTTGATTGGGCTGAACCAATTAGAAAGCGTTTAGAATTAGAAGGAGCCAATGTCCGTATTCGTCCAAAAACTGGAAAGAAAGGGGCTCAGCATTTTGGTGATTTAGATCGTGGCGTTACTGGACTATTTGGGACTGACGGAGAATTTGAATGGGCTGATTTAGTTATTAGTTACAGCTCAGCAATTACCGCAGAAGCATTTTGGTACGGTAAAAAAGTCATTAGTCTTGGTGTATGTCCTACATGGGTAGCCTGTGATAATACATTAGACAATTGGCAAGATCCCACGGAACCTGCAAATAGGTTATTGTGGGCTCATCATGTATCTTGGTTACAATTTAAATATCCTGAATGGGAAACCGGTGATGCTCAAGAAATGACCGTGCATTATCAAGGGTGGCCAACTGAAGTTGAAATGCCTGACAATCCAATTATCGGTTAGGATTCCAATATTCAGATTTTGATAACCAGTCGTAATAAATCTGAAAACCTTCAGCTACATCAACTTTAGGATCAAATCCAAAATCTTTTCTAGCTGCATCGATGTTTAATGCACCTCTGCTTGGAAAATCTAAATCACGTTCGCCTACATCGATATCACCTTTGCCTACTACTTTTACAGCTAAGTTGGCTGCATCGAGTAATGTATGGCTGTGTGATTTTGTTATATTGTAGGTTTTATTTTCTGTGTTATCTGAGAGGGCAGCGGCAACGATTCCGTCTGCGGCATCGTCGACGTAGGTAAAGTCGAGGGTTTCTCCGGCTCCATTGACTTTAAGAGTATCACCGCGCATAGCTCTGAGTATGAACTTGCTGATGACGCGGTCTTCCACGTCGAGAGGACCATAAACAGCAGAAGGACGCATAATAGTATAAGCAAGATTAGTGCGGCGAGAATAGTCTTTGACAAGCCATTCGCCTGCAAGTTTGAGTATTCCATATTGTCCTTGTGGTTTGCAGACATAATCTTCCTTTACATTATCTTTAAAATCGCCATATACCATTGAACTACTAATGTAGATAAATTTACGAACATCGTAATTGTTACTAGCTTCTAGTAAATTAATTAAACCTTCACTCATTACACGACTACCTTGCGCAGGATTAGCATTAACTACTTTCTGTCTTGGAAAGCTAGCCATGTGAATTACGATTTCTGGTTGTTCTACATTGAATACATGATCAACTAATTTAGCATCGCTAATATCATAGTTATAATGACCACTTAAATCAATTTTCTTTGAGCGTTCATTTACTAGATAATCAATTTCAGTCTGTGGTATAATGCCATAGTTAGTCAATGTATCCATGATTGATACAATATGCCCTTGATCCTGTAGTCTTTTAACTACGTTATGGCCGATAAGTCCTAGGCCACCTGTTACTAAGATATTCATAATGTTGCGTCTTCTAGGCCCGCAGTTCTGAGTTTAACAATATTAGATACTTGCCATTGTTTAATGTCGAGTGCTTTAATAACACCTAGCCATTTATTACGCAATAAGGCAAAGTCGTTGATAATTTTTTCAAAGTCTACAACGTCGGCTTCGCCTTCTACAAACTTTTCACAGTCTCTAGAAGACAAAGCTCGTTGATAGCTTTCGAGATATTTACGAAAATGCTGGCTTCGTAATCTACGAAGTTCAATATTAAGGTATTCTAATATACCTTCGATTTCCTGCAACTGATTAAATCGGTTTTCAACAATACCCGGCATTTGTGCCGAAATCTTTTCTAAACTACCTGACACCTTACAATCTAGTTTTGCCTGTAATAGTTCAGCTTCGTAGAATGTTACAGCATCAGGAATATTAGAAATATCCTTGCTAACCTTATCGTACCAGTTCATTAATCCTCGTCTTCGTAATATTCATCTTCTTCAGCCTCATCCTCACTATACTCTTCGCCATCGGTTGAATATTCAATAGCTTGGTCTAGGTAAGGGTCCACGCCCATTAGACTAGTTAGCACACTTTCTTTAATACCATAATCTAATAAAGTATTAACAAAGTCGGCAGCTATGTCTTGACGTTTTTTCTCTGGGATGTGTTCTACTACTAATGTCCAAAGATCTGCAATAAGGTCGTCTTTCATTTATTCGTTCTCCAATTGAGGTTCGACATTATTAGTTATCTCAGAACTTACTTTTTCTCCGTGTTTGGAAATTTCTTCCATCATAATTGTAAGACCGTCTTTCTCATTACGTTCCCATGCTTTACGAAACTGTTTAATGATCTCACCGTCTTGTGTTGTGTAGACTAGGCTGTTTCCTTCTTTCTTGAGCATACCTTTAGTCTCAAACAAGTCGACCAATCCACTATATGGACTCATACCTGTTTCGTAAGGAATCTCAACCTGTACACTTTCAAACGGTTTAGCATAACGTGTTTTCATAATCTTACAAGCGGCACGGATACCGTTTACAGTTGTAGTCTTATTACCATCGGCGTCTGTTTTAAGTTTAAGTTTACGCATAGCAACAACAATTGAACTAGCGTAAATGAAGCCTTGTCCGCCTGAGATTTTGTCATCTGGATCAAACATGTCTTGACTTGCGTATGTGTGATTAGTTGCCACAAGACCAATATTATGACTGCCAAACATGTTTACACAGTTACGAACTAATGCTGTAAGTGCTTTAGGTTTACGACCCATGTCGCCTTTTAGATCGCCTGCTTCGAACTGATTTACGTCTGTAGGAGTAAGCAACATACCTAACGAATCAATGATAAACAGAATCTTAGGACGATCTTCTTCGTTCATTGTTTTATATTCTGCAATAAACTCAACAATGGTTTTTGCCACATCGTCGATCATTGCCATATTCAACTTTAATAGTTTATCGGGACTTGTATCAACATCTAGTGCGTGTAACCATTTTTCATCGAGTGCGTTTTCGCTATCGATTAAGATAGGATAGATACCTTGTTCTTGTGCTGCCTTAATAAGGTTGCCTGAACAAATATATGATTTGCCTGCGCCTGACTCGACTGCAAATACAGTTACTTTTCCTAGCGGAACACCTTTATGGAAGTCGCCGCTAATCAGATAATTTAATGCATAATTACCTGTACTGACCCAATCTGTTGGATCATTAAAACCAATACTAAGACCTTCGATACTCTTAGTGATTGATTTTCTAAATTTAGAAATATCAAATGCTTTTGCCATATTATTTTTGCCCTGTTGAGAAATAGAGTGTGAGTTGCCCCACACTCTATGTTTAGTCTAATT